GTTTACCATTTTGTTGAATCCTGCTGATACAAATTTTGCGTTAAAATCATTCTCAGCAAGTGTTACAAAATCAGGTATGTCATTCACTAAATCTGTTCTGCCTAACCAGTTTGCTATACTTGTCTTTAAGTTTGCGTAATTATTAAGTGCCATTTAAAATGTTCCCTCGCTTGTCTTTAGATACGCCCACTCAGGCGAATTAAGTTTCTTTCTTAAATATTCTGTTTGTTCTAGTGGTGGTAGTTGTGTAAATAAAAAACCATCTTGAGCCAACCACTCATAGATTACAACTAAAGGTATTGATGCAACTTTGCGTACATCTTTAGATGCGTTGTAACCAGTAAAACTATTTCTTTCTTCTTTGTTTTTTTTTAGTATTGGCTCTACATCTTGCGTGTAGCTTGTAGTCCACTTTTGCTCTTGTTCATCAAATTTGTGTTCAGTAGCAATAATGCCATCGTTTGTTTTATCTATTGTCTTTGCCATTTTATTTAATGTTCGCCTTTGTAATTATGTTTTATAAAACTTTTCGCAACTAGCCATAATTGCGGTTTTTCAGTTATGTTTAATTCTTGCAATACTTTATCGGTTGGTTGTTTAAATTTTTCTTTCCAATCTATTTCCATTAACCATTTTGTATCTTTGCTTAATTTGTATGACTCTATTAATAATTTTATCCAATACTTGCTTTTAAATAATCCGTTTTTTTTAAAAAATTCATTAATAATTGTAAAAATCCACATACCTATTATTGAAAACCTAAACTCATGTCTCATACCAAAAGTAAACATTAAACCCTCGCCTGCTAATGAGGTATCATATCCAGTTATAAAATGTTGTATGTCATGTACTACGCACCAGTCTTGTTTGTATCTTTTAACTTTTTTAGAATCTTTCTTATTTTTATAAAGATTGTATAAATCAACAATAGTGCGGTTGTCATAATTCATGTATGCATAAAAATCTTTACCAAATGAACCATTAGGTAAATTTTTCAAGTCATCATTTATAAGATTATATAAATTATATTTTGGTTTATATTTTTTTATAAAACGACTTTCAAAATCAAATTTTTGGAAATTAGTCAATAATTTGTGTGCAGTATAATTACCAATCATTTATAATAGATTAAAATTTTGTTTGCCTTATCGCTTATATTTTTAAGTTTTACAGACTGACTCTCTAATTTTTTATATTCGTATTTGTTAAATGGCATCGTATGACCATCGTTTGTTGTGCCAAGTAATGTTGTTTCTATTACAGAGTCTTGAGTTGTAATTACATACGCAACCTCACAATCTGGTCTTTCAACATCTACAGTTTCATTTGGTGCAATGTCTATGTGTTTCATGCCCCAATTCACACTTGCGTTTTTTTGCATTATACACAAAATTTCTGCATCAGTGCTTTCAGCAACAATATGTAGGTCAGATGTATCTAACATATAGCTTAGAGGAAATGTTGCCCACTCTTTGTTTTCACCTGCAAGTGTAATTCTTGTAACCAGTTTGTTGTTGTCTAAATCTTTTTCACATTCCCAAGTTTCAGGGCAATCCTCAAGATATTGTATAAAAGCATCAACATCTTTTTCCTCTATGGCATCTTCTTCTGTCCATTCATAAGTTACTGAAATAGAACCATTGACAAGAATATAGTTTTGCTGATTTTCTTTTATTTTGTCAGAGTATTCATGTTTATTTTTCTTTTTTGCAGGGTCAAGTTCTAACTTGCCTATTCTGCCTATTTCCATGCCTATCTCTATGTTTTCATAATCAGGAAAAGCTAACTGCAAATTTCCCTCAAGTGTAGCAAGTTTTGTATCATCGTACTTGTAAGTAAATATTGTTTTCATATAGACTCTATCTCTGTTTTATTACTATGTTCTTTATCTATATTCCATTGAGGATTATCTTTTGATTTGATTTCAAATGTCTGTGGGTCAACATAATAACCTTTAGGATTATAACCAAGTTCAAGTAACCACTCATTTTGTATTTTTTTTTCAGCTTGTTCGTGCATACTTTCCCATTGTTTATGTCCATGTCTTAAAACATAGTTTTTATAAGAACCGTTAAAATTTTGTGGTATAAAATCTGTTTGCATCAAGTCATCTCTTTTAATGATGCCATTTTCTATATGTTCGCAAGCCTTAGGAATTAAACATTTTAATACCTTTTTATATTTTAAAATCATTTTTGTGTTTCCATTCAATTTTTTCTAATTTAAAATTTCCAAGATTTATCCAGTTTTCATGTTCAATAAAAAATGCAGGGCTTTTTTTCCATAATGAAACTGCTAAATTGTATCTTACGCCCTGATATACTGGTGTAACTCTATGCAGTTGAGCGGAGTCAAATAAAATCATTCTATCTGTCACTGGTTTAATTCTTTCAACTTGGTTAGTATCAATGACCCTGCTTGCAGATTGTGAGTTTTCTAAAGTACCTCTTATCGCATAAGGTGCTAACTCTAAGAAACCACCAATACAATCATCACTGACTTTAGGATAAAAAAGTAAACTTTGGTCTGAACACCAATAATTTTTATCCAAATAATAATACTCACCTGTATCTTGATGCCATTCTAACGCACCACCATTTTGTATAGTTCTAGCCCAATATTCAAAGCCACCATCAATACATTCATCAACATTGATGTAATCTTGCCATAATTTTTGTATTAAAATTTCGATTATGTTTCTTGGCTCTTGTTTCCACCAACCACGCCAATAATTATAATCAGGCAGTGTTTTATAACAATTTGTTTCAACTAAATCAAAATCAAGATTTAAAGCATTATCTTTTAAAATCATATATAGTTATTTAGGTGTAACATAAAAGTAAAAATACATGACCAGACAATTATTGTTATAATCAATTCTAAAATGTTTAATTTCACTAACTTATTACAATACTTGTGTTTTGGTTTACTCTGCCACTTGCCCAGTTGCTAAATGCTGTTGCTATAGTATTACTATTTGTCCGAGTCAATCCACCCCAAACTAATGAGGTAGTTGATGAGGTCGGTGCAGTAAAAGTAAAAGGGCTTGCTGTATTGCTACTGTTATTCCAATTATAGAAACCAAGACCTTGAAAAGTTGCACCAGAATAATTGTTAAATAGATATTGAGCAATACCACCTATATTAAATGTTAGCACCCAAGAGGCATAAATATTATTAGCTCCCTGTATTTTATATGATTCTGTAATTGTCGCATTAAATCCACCTGCACTAATTGATAAATCTGATGCAGATGGTGTACCTGAGGTTATGTTACTTGTAATATAACCATGTAGATTAGAAAGAGTTTTACCTTGACCTTGCTGTAATGACCTCATGTTTATGTTATGAGTTAAATCTAGTGGTGTTGCAGATGATGTACCATAAAAATCATCAACCTGAATTGTACCACTTGTAGGTATAGATGCGGTGTTGCTATTGTTAGCAACTAAACTACCGCCTCTGTAATACTCATTCAATCCAATAGGATTACTACCACCAAACTCACCTTGAATTGATTGAAGACTCAATGCTCCGCTAGAGGGTAAGGTCATTTTTATTTTTCCTCAACCTCAGTTATCAACCTATTGACAATTAATTCTAATCTTTCGTTTCTATTTTTAAGTTCTTTTACACTTTCAATAAGTAAAGGTACTAACTTGTCATAGTAAACTGTTTTATAATCAGTATCTAAATTATGTATATCAACAATAGGTGCTTGAGTTACAACTTCAGGCATAACTTCTTCAACCTCTTGAGCATTAACACCAACCTCAACACCATCTTTAAATGCCTCTGCATCAATACCTTTTGCAATATCATTCCATTCGTAATAATAACCACTAAGTTTATCAACTTTATCTAAAGCATTTTCTATTTTGCCTTGAAAGTTTTTTAATCTTTCATCAGAACTAAATGCGGTTATGTTCCCAGTCGCAGAAAAATTACCAGAAAATGAACCTGACATTGTTATAGTGCCATTACCTGTATTTAAACCAATACCGTTTCCTGCTGATATAGTTGTTGCACCACCACTTGTAACTTGAGTGAGATAGCCAGAGTTATTTGTAAACTGAGATATGTTTCCTGATAATGAACCAGAAAAAGCAGTTGCAGTTACCGTACCATTAACATCAATACCTGTTGCTGTAGTGTCTAATTTTTTTGCGTTATTGTGATAAAGTGAAACCTCACCATCTTCTATACACTTAATGTAATCATCATTATCAGTTTGTGATTTGAAAATAATGCTTCCACCTCTTATGTGTAAATTACCAGAACCAGTCTCATTTAAAAAAGTTATATCATTAGAACTATCGTGATAAATTTCAAAATCGTTTCCTGTTCCAAACCTTGCTTTGACATCATCATTAAAATCAACTCCGTTAGCTCCACCTATTGCAGTTGGTATAGTGGGCGTTCCTGACAAGTCTGAATATGCACCAGATGTTGCAACTGTAGCAAGAGTCGGTGAACCAGATAAATCAGAGTATAATCCAGTGGTTGCAACTGTTGCTAAGTTACCAACAGCAGTATTTAACGCTCCAATATCAACGCCATCAACTGTACCAGAAACAACTATATTGCCTGTAATGTCAACTCCAGTTGCAGATGTTTCAAATACTTTTGTATTATCCTCGTATAACTCTACACTACCGCCATCTTCAGCATTAATCATTGTTTTGTTATTTGCACCATTTTTAACTACAAAATCTGATGCTCTAATTTCTAAATCACTTGTTCCACCCTCTGCAAAAATTGTTTTATTAGATGATGAGTCATGACTGATTGAAAAATCACCACTACCACTAGCACCGCCAAATGAAAGTAATACATCATCGTTAAGGTGCAACTCACCAGTAAATGTACCACCTGACTGTAGCACTGATGGTATGGTAGCTGAACCGCCTAAAGCAACTGATTGACCATTAATTGTAATTGTGTTTGTTGGGATAGTAGTTGTGATTGCAAAATCACCAGATGAATCCATGTTTGCAGTACCAGTGACCGCACCAGATAAAGTTACAGTGCTAGTTTGGTTATCAAAACTATCAGTGCCATCATGAACAAGTATTTGACCTGCTGATGGTGACGATATGTTTGAGTCACCTGCCTCTGCAAGAGTATCAATGCCTGATATTTGTGAGTCAACATAAGCCTTAATTGCCTTACTTGACGCTAGTTCATTATCAGATGCACTTACCGATGTTATGTCAGTGTCAACAATATTGGATATTGCAGTATATGGAACATTAGTAATCGTGTTACCTGCTCCATCAATAGATTTATTTGTGAGGGTGTTTGTACTAGAGGGTGTCAGGTAATTGCTATCGTTAGTCCATTGCGAGATATTACCTGATTTATTTGTGAAAGTGTTTGTAGATGATGCGGTTGTATAACCTGAATCATTAGTCCATTGTGATATTGCTCCACCTTTATTTGTAAAGGTTGCACTATCACTTGCATAGTTAGTGAGTTCTGTTTGAACATAAGCAGTGGTTGCAATTCGTGTACTGTTATTGTCAGCAGTTTGAGTGGTTGCAGTAGGGTTGCCAGTAAATGCAGGGCTTACTAAACCTGCTTTATTATTTAGTTGTGTTTGTATATCCGATGTAACACCATTAAGATGACCAAGTTCAGCATCAGTAACATTACCATTAAGAACAATATCAATTTTGTCGTTAGGGTCATCGTATGTAACTGTAACGCCTGAGTGTGAGCCTGCTGTAAACATCGCACCAACAGTATCACGCTGTCCTTCAGGATTTATTCCAAAAAATGTTGAAAGTTCACTGATAGCACTTTTTTTTGTGTGGGTAGCTGATGTATCTGATATAACAATTTCGTCATCGTTTGCTATTTCAGATGCAGTCATTGCATTTAATTCACTAATTTTCTTATCAGTCATTTATAATCCCTTGTTTAATCTTTTATGTTTATTCATTGATGATGTTTTTAATCTTGTTTTGTTTGGGTTGCCAATAGATGTACGCTTTTGAATACGCTCATGAGGCGTAAAACTTTTAATTCTTTTTGCCATTAGCCACTAATAGGCTCTTCCGTATTGATAGCAACAGACCTAGCCTCTGCAAGTTTTAAATTATCGCCCTCATTGCCACCGCCTGTAAGCAATATAAAATCACCGCCACCACTACCATCATCATACTTGATACCAAAACCAGATATGTCTGTTCGTCTATCCCTGTATCTTTTGGGTGAGCGTATGTTTTTTCTTTGTGTTAATCTTCCGCCTAACATTATCTTATTGCGTCAGCTATATGTAAGTTGCCTGTTGACCCACTTAACGATTTAACCGCTATTTTAGAGCCTACTGGAATTACTAAATATTCAATCGTAAATGCAGGTAAGACCGCACTAGAGTTTACAGCAGTTGGATTAAGTCCTATTTCAATAAGACAATCGCAAGTTGGAATGACTCTGTAGTGATTAAGCGAGTTTGTTAGTTGGGGTGATTGTGCAGATGATGCACCGATTGCTACAGTTTGATTGTTTGCTAAACCAAATGCAGTAGGATAACCATATTTTGCCATTAGAATGTTACTCCAGTTATGAAAGCCAAGCCACTACCTGTTGTTGTTCTGACCGCAACTTTCTCTGTAGGTTTAACACCTAAAAAAAACTCAGTCTTAGCAGGTATGAAAGCATCGTTTGTTGTTGCAGTAGGGTTAGCACCGATTACAAAATGACTATCAACTGTAGTTACCAGTCTGATTGTAAAGATACCATCGCCTATTTCAGATGATTGTGCTGATGTTGCTGATGTTGTTACTTTTTCAGTAGATATATCTCTGTAGTTCATAAATTCCTCTCAGTGCATAGGGTGGTTGCCCACCCTATGCTAGTTAGATTACGATTATGATAAATCGTATATTCCACCATTACCTGCCTCGTTCTTGGCACATAATGACCACTCAGTAGTTAGTAAATACTGTCTGTTATCGCCAGTCTTTGCTAATTCCTCTACTTTGTATGGTCTTAGTTCTGCCATTTCCCAAAGGCTATGGTCTATAACAAGTGCATCTCTTGCCCTCATGTGTCTTGCGGGTACAACATTATAAGACGAAAAATCGCCAATATAAACATCGACTGCACCTACAATCGTTTTGTCAGGAGTCTGTACTTGCTTAGTCGCACCACCAGTAAATGATGTTGAGATAACTTGCTTGTTAGCTGAACCAACATAAATTGTGTCAGCGTTACCGCCATTATCCCATACTGATTTACTTACTGCTTTAAGCAATGTTTCAGTCAACGCTCTTAGGTTTCCTGCTGATGCGTCTGTTCTCGCATTAGCACCATCAAGAGTAGTTGGGTCAGCACCGCCTGTACCTGCACTGGTGTTAGCACCTAACCAACAGTTAATACCTGCTGATTGTCTTGCAGTTGAGGCGTTACCTGCATTTTTAGCACCATTTTGAAAAATAGATGTTTCAATATCGTTTTTCAAAACTTTTGCGTTTTTTGCTAAAAGATATGCACTCATAGTTGCTAGACCTGCTGAGTCTACTGCATCTTG